TCAATCGCAAGGGCTTGCACCCGTATGACGCACTTAACCGCGTACTGGTGGTGTCGTTCAGCAACGAACGCGCCGCTATCAGCCTACCGTCGGATGACCGCCGCTGGTTCGTTGTGTGGAGCGAGGCCGACCGTATGCCGCCCGCCGAGGCGCGCGCGCTTTGGAGCTGGTACTACGCTGGCGGCTTTCAGGCCGTCACCGCGTGGCTTGACGCCCGCGATGTGTCGGCCTTCAACCCCGGCGCGGCGCCGCCCATGACCGAGGCTAAAATCATCATGATCGAGTCGGCCATGAGCACCGCCGAGTCGTTCTTGGTTGAGATGATCCGCCAGCGCCAGGGTGATTTCGCCCGTGGCGTCATTGCCTCGCCGTTCTACGCCATCTGCGACCGGCTGCAAGGCGTGGCACCCTCCGGTGTCAAGGTCGTTTCAGCCGCGCTCATGCACGCGCTACGGGATGCTGGGTGGGTCGATTGTGGGCGGCTGCACTCGCGTGAGTTTCCAACCAAGAAGCATGTATACGCCCACCCCCAGTTTGCGACCCTTGCACGCTCGGAGCTGCGGCGGATGGCGGAGGGTGCGGAGCCGGCGCTATCTATCGTCGGGAAATAGCCACTCAACGAGGACTGCGGCGGCAATAGTCAAGAGTAAGTACATCACGCTGTCTGTCCTTTAGTTGATTGTATCGGGCGCGGGTGTGCGCCTTATCGGTGACCGGCGGAAGGCGATTGCGAGGGTATCGCCGCGCCTCCCGCCGGGTCAGGTCGATATAGCGGCACAGCCGCCGAATCCACCATTCAGTCAGATTGACTCTGGCCATCGTCCACCCGCTCCGGCGTTCCCCGCGCACGGATGGCCGGTTGGATGGCCGGTTGTATGGCCGGTTCCTTCAACGCGGCTTCAATCCGATCCAGCAGGTCGTTGTCGTAATTCATCCAAACCGCTTTTTGGGCCTCCGCTAACAACCCCCGCAGCCGCTCGTTCTCCCGCCGCAGGGCTTCGATGTCCTCGCTCGGCGCGGCAAGGTGGGCGCGGAGTTTGATTGCCAACTGCGACATCCTCACCCCGCCCGCAAAAGTCCTCTGCGCGGCGTCGTGCGTCAACGCCTCAAGGCACTCGGTCAGCAGTTCACGGTCGCTCACGGCTGCACCTCCTGCCGCTCGGCGGCGGCTCTTGACCGTTCGTGCAGGATGCCGACGGCAAGCCCTATCAGATACCCCAGCGCAGCGATGCCGACGCCTACGGCGATTTGATGCATGAGGCTCATGGGTCGCACTCCCGTATCAGACGGTCGAGGAACCACCGCGCCTTCTTATACTCTTCAGCCCGTGCCGCGTCGTGGTCGCCATGCTTATGGCCTACGCGAGAGAGGTATTTAAGCGCCGACAGGCGCAAGTATCCCTCGAATTCCTCCGGCGTTGCCTTGGCGCGCATGTAGTCGATTGTTTCGATCCCGCCCACCTTGTAATGGTCGGGGTCGATGGCGTCGCCTATTGCGGGTTCGTCCAGGATAGCGCGCACCTCTTCCGGCGAAAGGATAGGCCCAGGCGGGGTCAGCTCCTTGTACATGGTCTCCGGGTCGAGGAACGGGTCATCTGACGGCTTGTGCATACTGTTACCTCATGTGGTTAGAGATAGTCACGGCCACCGCGCCGGCATGCCCAGTTAGGCGGCGGCACGCGGCGCCAGTCGTCGGCGCGGGCTGTTCTACATTGGCGCAGCAGCCGGTGCGCCCATGATAGCCAACGCATCATCGGAGCGCGTCCCATGCGCTTGCCTTCTTGTCGGCAACCTTGAAGTTAGCCACCGGCCACCGGCGCGCAATCTGCTCAACAGACCACACCAACACCACCGTCCCGGCGTCATGCTTCCAGCATCCTTCGTTGGTCTTGCCGTCGCTCGTATAGTAGAACGCGCGGCGCATCTCGTTGGTCGTGGTTTTATTCAGCCCGATCTGTAACAGGTCGAATTTGATCTCGCATGGGTCGGTCGTGAGCACCGTGCGCCCGTCGCGGTCGCCTTTAACTCCCGCCGTGGCGAAAATCTCAGCATGGGCGGGCAGGGCCAGGGTAGCCACCAAAGCGGCGGCGATTGTTGCGGTTTTCATCGTGTATTGTCTCCAGTTGGTTTTAGTTTATGCGGTCAAAAAAGTATCAACACAAGGCGCGATGCGGAACGCGTCCCGCGTCGGCATATCGTCAAGGTGTCCAGCATCGACTGCCCATTGACAGTCGCGCAAGTGTTCAGCCAATGCAGCGTCAGCGTCGCCGTAACTGTCGAATGTTTCGGGTTCACCGTCGAGGCTCCACACATTGTCCCAGTAGTTGCCGGTAAGGGTCAGCACTACCCATTGCTGCGCGGCGGTCATGCTTCCTCCGCGCGGTAGGCGTCCATCATGTGCTCGGCAATCTCTAGCCAGTTAACATCAGCGAGGAACGCACGCGCCCAGCCCGCCACGATCGCCCGCCCTGCGGGTTCCGCGTCGGCATCGTCTACATAATTGAGGGCGAATTCTTCAAGTTGCACGGCGAGGTCATACGCGCTGTCGCCCTTGACTTCTTGCGGCCAGTAGTCGCGCGGGTCGATGCTGTCGAACAATTCGAGGTTGACGCGCCAAGTGGCATGGTTAGTCCAGCCGTTGTATCGGTTGTCGGTTGTCATGGTGTAGTGTCCTTTAGGTTAGTGAGGGTTAGGCGGCTTCGGCGACGGCGGGCGCGGGCGGCGTGACCAGCCACGAGGGGTTATCCAACGGTTGCGGGTCGCCACGCATGGGCATAATTACGCCTACAGCGTCGCCAGTCAGTACAACACGGGCGGCGCTGTCGCCATTGTGCCGAATGACGGGCGAGTACTTGCTACCCAGCAGCTTGTGAACCTTGCCGAACGCGCCGACATATTCGGCGTTGAATTGTGCAACCTCACCCGACACGGTGAGCGGTACAACCTTGCGCCAGTCGGGATACTTGTCGTCCATCAACGGCGTGGTTGTGGCGGCGCTACTGTTGTCCAGCGTCGCCGTGCGTGCGATCGGGTCGATCGTTACGGTGATAGGACGCTTCAATACCGGCTTGACTGACTCCAACGCTTCGCGCGTGATGATGTAGCGACCCGGTACCAGCGCGGGCGCGTCGTCGGCGAGGGTGAGCGGTAACGCTAACAGCTTATGACCGTCCGTTGCGACGGCTACAGCATCAGATGCGCGAACATCGATGCACACGGATTTGAGATAGCCGCGGGTATCGTTTTTCGCGGCGATAACGAGCAAGGCCTTGATAGTGTCGGCGGGGATAAGAAATTTCATAGTAGTGTCCTTTAATGAATTGTACGGGATTAGATTACAGTAGGTTAATCATTCAATGCAAGGCAAATGATTGCACTCACTTGCGTGAACAATGCAAGGCCGATTGTGGCGGCACCCATCCATGCGCCAAAGGTGAGAATGGCAGCGCCGCAGAATAGAAGGTTCGAGAATTTCATAGTGTGGTATCTCCGTGTAGTTACTGGGCGGTGATCTGGCAGTAGTCGATGCAGTCGTAGCGACGGCCAACGGCCATATATAAAGACTTGTCGGACGCTTTAAAAAGGGGATGGCCAGCAGCAGCGAATTGTGCGGCGGTTTTCGGGGTGATTTTAGTGTGGCGTAATGCGGTGCTAACATAAACAGTCTGGCCAGATGCCAAAGCATCGGTGATCCATGCCAGAGTTTCAGCGGCGGGGTTTTTCATGGTGTGTAGCTCCAATTGATGATGATCAGTGGCCATTCGCTTCGGCAGCGCAACAGAACACGATGCACGCGGCGCTGCTAAAAAATCCGGTAGCAACCGTCTCGCCCCAGAATTCCTGCTCCGGGCTAACACCGACCAGAATCAGCGAGCCGAGCAGAAGGAAAGAGATAGAAGCGGTAAACATCGTGGTGGAAAGTTTCATATCGTGTCCCCTGGTGTGTTGTCGATATGTGTAGATTGAACGCGCGCGCGTAGGGTGTCAAGGATTCTTTTACATAGACGCCTTTCAAAGTGCAAAGCATTTTCGGACAAGGTTGTGGGCATTGTGGGTCAGATTGTGGGCAATCTTTTCCGGACAAATTGCCCACGCGCTAGAGCCTATAAACATAGGGTGCAACATGACTTGTGGGCAATGTGGGTCATCTCTTTATCTTTAAGTTAAGAAAGAAATACTACTGTATAAACATACAGCCAGGATCGTGTGGCGTGCATTTCGTTGGGCGCGCTCCGATTTTTTTTCCGTGACCATTTGACCCACATGACCCACAAATCGCCCACGCGCTCCGATTTGTGGGCAATGTGGGCAATCGAAAACAAATTGCCCACATTGCCCACAAATGCTCCGGCCAAAGAATTGCCCACATTGCCCACACCGTGTGTTCGCACGCGATCGGCTCGCCGCACGGTGCTAACAGCTACGCGGCTCGCGTGGGCAATGGCCGGTTGCCCACACCGCCCGCCGCGCCGCGTAGCCCACCGCGCCCAGGCTGGATGCGAACGAGAATCATTTGCAACTGAGGGGGGGTGGGCCGGCCCGCGCGTGGGCTGTACCTGGTACGTAGGGGTTGCACAAATTTTTTTATTTTTTAACCACCAGCCCGTAAGCCAAAACCTTATGCTAATCTTGCGTGGCGATGTCTGACGTGATGCGCACGTAGCGACCGGGAGGTAGCTGAAGGGGTTATGAGCCCCACCATCTAAGGCAATCTCCGCCCCGGCACACAGGCCACACGGTTGTTGTGGATCGCGGCCTCCCGGCAGGACAATCCTGCACATCGCTTGTCTTTTGCTTACATGAAAGGTAGTGTTGCGACATGTTCAAATCGCTTCCGCACGCGCCACGGCAACTGAACGCTACTGAGGCGCGGCTACAAGCTATTTATGACGCAGCGGCCCTCGGGCTAAGAGGTGATAGCCTTGCCCTGGCGGCGGGGCTGTTGCCGGCGGAGTACCGGCGGCTGTGTCAGATGGACCCGCTCGCTGAGATGGCGGAGGCCAAAGGGCGTGCAGATAGTGAGTTTGAGGCCGCGAACCAACTGCGTGACGCGGCTCGCAATGGCGATTCAAAGGCTTCTCTGGCAATCCTCCAGCATGTGCATGGCTGGGTGGCGAAGCAACAGGTACAGGTCGATGTCAAGCAGCAGATCAGCGTCATCGCCGCGCTGCAAGAGGCAGAATCTCGCGTCATTGAAGGCCGAGTATTGCCGGATGAACCGGCTGCATTGACCCGCGCGCCCACCACGCTCGCTACCAGAGCCCTGACGGCAGAATATGCAACTTCCGATATATAGCCCCGAGGACGAGCAGCTACTGATGACCCGGCTGTGGTCGCCGGGGGTCAAGGACGACCCCGAGGCGTTCGTGCTGTTCGCGTTCCCGTGGGGGCAGAAGGGCACGCCGCTTGAGAACTTCCAAGGGCCGCGCAAGTGGCAGCGCGAGGTGCTGCGCAAGGTGGCCGCTCACATCGCCCGCAACAAGAACGCGACGGGGTACGACGTGCTGCGCATGGCGACGGCCTCGGGGCGCGGCATCGGTAAGTCAGCCTTGGTGTCCTGGCTGATCCTGTGGATGCTATCGACGCGCATCGGCTCGACCATCATCGTCTCGGCTAACTCGGAGGCCCAGCTACGCTCGGTCACCTGGGCCGAGGTGACTAAGTGGCTCTCGCTGCTGCTCAACAGTCATTGGTTTGAGGTCAGCGCGACGCGCGTCATGCCGGCTAAGTGGCTCGCGGAGATCGTCGAGCGCGACCTGAAGAAAGGCACGCGGTATTGGTCGGTTGAGGGGCGGCTGTGGTCGGAGGAGAACCCCGACGCGTACGCCGGTGTCCACAACTTCGACGGTGTGATGGTCATCTTCGACGAAGCGTCGGGTATACCGGACCCCATCTGGTCGGTGACGGCGGGCTTCTTTACGGAGAACACGCCCAATCGCTTCTGGCTCGCCTTCAGTAACCCACGACGCAACGAGGGGTATTTTTATGAGTGTTTCAACGCAAAAAGGCAATTCTGGCAAACGCAAAACATCGACGCGCGCCAAGTCGAAGACACGGACAAAGCCGTCTACGAGCAAATCATCGCCGAGTATGGAGCAGATAGTAGCCAAGCTAAAGTCGAGGTCTACGGAGAGTTCCCTTCCGACGGAGACGACCAGTTCATTGCTCCGCGAATTGTGGACGAGGCTGTGGCGCGTGCCCGCTACAAGGATGAAACAGCTCCGCGAG